ATAACGAAAGACGAATGGGGAAATTATAATTTTAGATTCTCATTAACAATAGGTCAAACACTTGGTGAAGAAATTGTGCGAGAGTTAAAGGAAACGATTTTTACCGGAGATTATATAACATATTGGTATAGATCATTACATAATCAATTGGTACAATCAGAAGTTAATTATAGAATAAAAATGCAGAAGAATAAAGATGAAAGTATATAACTATCATAGAGATAAGATTATTCCTAAAGATGCAGTATATGTAGGGAGACCAACAAAATGGGGTAATCCTTATGAAATAGGTAAACCTTATACTAAAGGTGATATGAAATTTGATAATGGTACAATATCTTATGAAAATGTAGTAGTACTTATTGAAAAGATGACCCGTGAAGATGTTTTAATGTTATATAGAGTTTTTATTGAAGATCAATTAAAAGAGATACCGCATTTTTTGGATGAATTACGTGGAAAAGATTTAGTATGTTGGTGTGCACCAAAACCTTGTCATGCAGAAATATTAATAGAGTTAGCAAATAAATAAAAGGAGAAATAGAAAAATGGCAGGACAGTATCTATACGTCGAAGAAATCGAAAAGGTCGCAAATGAGGTGTTACCGGATTTGAAGTTAACAGAATACCCAAACATCAAGTATCTTGAGTTAGATGCAGATTCTTGTAAATTTATGGGTAAATGTTCAAAGGCTTCGCAGAAACTAAAGTTTCTTACAGATTTAGATTATATTGTAGAAGTCTGGAAGGTGGCCTGGGATTCAGCAGATCATGCCACAAAGAAGGCCCTATTATACCATGAACTTCTTCATATTGATCCTATGCGGAAGAAAGATGGTTCAATTTTATGGGGAATTAGAGATCATGATGTAGAGGAATTTCTTGAGGTAGCTGATAAATACGGTCCTTGGGATCATGCATTAAAAACATTAGTAGAAAGTATTGATCATTATAATAAGACTATAAAGAAATGAAAATAATAGGGTTTGATTGCAGTACAAGATTAATTGCGGGATTTGTTATTAATGACAAAGAATATAGTACTATTGAATTAGCTGGTAAAGAATCTGATGACACAACTGTTAGAATAGATACGATGTTCCTATTAGCTGTTAATTATCTAAAACGTAAAAAACCAGATTACGTCTATATAGAAAATGCAGCTTACTTACAAAATGTAAAAACAAGTTTCTTAATCAGATCAGTAGTTGATGCAGTAAGATTTGCTTGTGTCTTAAACCAAGTGCCTTGTCAAACAGTAGAGATTACATCATGGAAAAAAGATGTGCTTGGGAATGGTAAAGCGGAGAAGAATACAATAATGGATTTTGCAATTGCAAAGTATGGTAAAAAATTAATTACTAATCAAGATTTGGCTGACGCTTCTTGCATAGCCGCATATGGTTTGAGGAGAATAGGTAATGCAGGTAATTAATCAAAGTCATGAAATTTTAACAAGTATTGATAGAGTCCAATTGTATAAATTAATTGAACTTTCAGGAAGAACTGCTTATAAGTCTGAAGATAAGATTACAGAAAATTCAGCTGAAAAATTTATCAAGAATATTATAGTACTTGGGCATGAGTCAGTACTTGAGCATGGCAATATTTCAGTAAAATTTATTACTGATAGAGGTGTTACACATGAATTAGTTAGGCATAGACTTTGTGCGTATACTCAAGAAAGTACAAGATATTGTAATTATTCAAAGAAAGGTATGACTTTTATTCAACCTACTTTTTGGAATGAAGTTGATGGAGTTTCAAGTAAGACATTTAACAATCAGGATATGCTTCTTAATTGGCAGTGTTCAATGGAATGTAGTGAGTTGGCCTACAAAAATTTAATCCGTCTTGGAGCTACTCCTCAAGAAGCACGTTCTGTGTTACCAAATTCATTAAAAACAGAGATTATATGTACTGCAAATATCAGAGAATGGAGACATATTCTTAAACTTAGAACTTCAAAAGCAGCTCATCCTCAAATGAGAGCATTAATGTTACCATTACTTCATGAATTACAAGATGAGTTACCTGCTTTATTTGGTGATATTAATATTTAGTCATTGGCGGATCCCTAGATCCTAATGTATATTTAATTAAATGGAGGTATCAAATTGATCGAACTATTGGAACCAAAAGTTGGAGATTTCCAACAAATAGAAGTCAAAGAGAAGGAAAAAATAAAACCTGCTCTTGTGGACTATCTGAATACGTATGCAACACAATATAATGACATGATTGCTACCTTTATCTGGATGCAGGATAAACTTAATTCATCTCAGAAAGAAGAGTGGCGAAGAACAATCAGGTCATTAGGTACAATCTGCAGAGCACTTGATCTGGGATTTGATCCTATTAGACCACCAAGAAATTGGTCGTCTGGGCAACTAGTGCAATATCTAGCACCTATCCCTGAGATTGTCAGAAAGCAGATTGATTTGGCTGAGCCTATCTTTGGGAAACAGCAGATTTTAATCTATGATCCAAACCCTGAGCATTTCAGAAGACCTAAGGTCCGAGATCCTATGGCTATTGGTTTTGTGGATTTAACAGACCAAAGGTTACATTTCTTAGTTGGTGCGTGGGATTTGGCGGAAGACTTGAAATTTATAGAACTTCCTAAAGAGAGAAAATCAAATCCGGTCGATAGAAGTATAGTGGCCATTACTGACTTCAACAAACATATGATGGAGTTACAAGAACAGCAGAAACAATGGGTTCAACCTTATGTACTACCTCAAACAACTTGGGTAGATAATACGTACATCAATAAACCTGAGTGGCTTGTACGACCTAGTACAATATATAGTGGTGCATCAGGTACAGTCTCTTCTGTAACTAATGATGTAACTTCTTCAAATGTAAATTATACTTCATCAAAATCTTGGGCTAGTCGGATGATTAGCTAAAGGGGTTTAGGGATCCCCAATGAGTATGATTAAAAATGGATAATACAGAATTATATATCAAAATGTGTGATAAAGCTGTGGAAATACAAGATCAACAGCCTGAGATGGGTTTAGCACCTTTAAATAATGAGAAGGTTTTCCTTGGGTTAAATGGTAACTATTGGATTGGTGCAATGGATTGGGTTGAACAGCAAATTTATTATATTTGGTTACCTAAGCAAGATCAATTACAAAATATGATTGATAATTTATTTTATACCACAAAAAATAATACTGGATTAATTAATATGGTAATAGGAATTGACTATTGGGCACGAATGGAGAAAGATATTTATCTTTCTATGGAGCAATTATGGCTTGCTTTTATGATGAGAGAAATGTATAAAAAGAAATGGAATGGAGAAAATTGGATTAAGGAGACTAACTAATGATTTGGCAAGATTGGGTAATGATGGTCGGAAGTTTTATATTTGCACTTGCTTTAATACCTTCAGTAAGAGGTAAAGATAAACCAGCAGTAAGTTCAAGTATAATCACAGGTACAGTTTTATTAGTATTTACATTATGTTATGCAACATTAGGATTATGGTTGTCATTTGGATCAACCTTCCTTACTGTTATTATGTGGTATGTGTTAGCAATCCAAAAATTAAGAATGAAGTAAGGAGATAAAATGGCCAAATGGGCAGATAATACAAAAGAAATATTAGAAGCACGTTATCTTATAAAGGATAAAAAAGGTGTAGTTCTTGAAACTCCAGATAATATGCTTGTTAGAGTTTCAAAACATATATCAAATGCAGAGAAAACAGAAGAATTAAAAAAGCAATGGGATGATAAATTTATGAGTATTCTAGATACTCTTGAATTTCTACCAAATTCACCGACATTAATGAATGCAGGTAGAGAGTTAGGGCAATTATCAGCTTGTTTCGTTCTGAATATTGAGGATGATTTATCGAACATATTTGAGCAAGTGAAACAAACAGCTTTGATACATAAATCAGGTGGTGGTACCGGACTTATCTTTAGCCATCTTAGACCCTCTAACAGTATGGTAAATTCAACTTCAGGTGTTGCAAGTGGTCCAGTTTCTTTTATGAGAGTATTTGACACCGCTACTGATGTAGTAAAACAAGGTGGAGTTCGTAGAGGGGCAAATATTGGTATTCTTCATGTCTCACATCCTAACATATTTGACTTTGTAAAATGTAAAGAAGATTTAAAGTCATTTCAAAATTTTAATATTTCAGTAGCAATGACAAACAATTTTATGAAAGCTGTTGAGCAGGGAAATGGTTATCCTTTAATAAACCCCAGAACACATGAAAAAACTTATATAAAAGCAAATGATTTATTTAATGAAATATGTAAACAAGCTTGGACTACAGGTGATCCAGGTTTATTTTTTATAGATGCTGCGAATAATAAGAATCCTACACCTTGGTTTGGACAATTTGAATGTGTAAACCCCTGTGGTGAGAATCCTTTACTTGCAAACGAGTCTTGTAATTTAGGTTCAATTGATGTTTCAAAAATGGTATTAGAAAATAAAAAATTTGATTGGGATAGATTAGCAGAAGTTGTTGCAATATCAGTTAGATTCTTAGATAACGTTATTACTGCAAATAACTTTCCAACAATAAAAATTCAAAGAGCTTCATTAAGGACAAGAAAAGTAGGATTAGGTTTAATGGGTTTTGCTGATACATTAATCTTAATGGGAATGAGATATGATAGTGAGCAAGCGGTTAAATTTGCAAAACGTCTAATGATGAACATTAGAGAAACGGCCCATATGGTATCAAGAGACTTAGGTAAAGAGAAAGGTTTCGGAGAATTAGAAAGATTAAAAAGAAGAAATGCAACATTAACCACAATTGCTCCTACAGGTACTTTAAGTATTCTTGCTGATTGTTCATCAGGAATAGAACCAATATTTAAGAAGAATTTTACAAAGACAGTTTTAGGTAATGTAAAGATAAATCTAGGGAAAAAATACCAAAAAATTGATGATAACTTATTAATCACTGCAGGAGAAATATCAATTGAGAAACATGTTGAAATGCAATCAGCTTTTCAACAATACACAGATAATGCAGTAAGCAAGACTATTAATTTAGATAATAAATCTACAGTAGTGGATGTTACAAAAGCTTTTAAACTAGCCTTTGCTTCAGGTTGTAAAGGTATCACAATCTTTAGAGATGGCTGTAGACCAGAACAAATGCTTGAGAATGTTACGGGTGAGTTATCAGAATGTGATGGGAATAAGTGTAGCATATAAAAGAGGAGAAAAGAAAAGATGTTAAATGAATACACAGACCATTGGATTTCAACTTATACTGATAAAAAATTTCATTATTTAAATCCTACTGAAGAAGAAATCTGCATTGAAGATATTGCCCACGCTTTGGCTTTAACTTGTCGATTTGGAGGTCATTGCAGTAAATTTTATTCAGTAGCAGAGCATTCAATTAGAGTTTCAAATATTGTGCCCGAAACACTCAGACTTCAAGCATTATTACATGATGCACATGAAGCATACTTACATGACGTACCAAGACCGATAAAAGAAGATATTCCACAATATAAAATTATTGCGGATAAGTTACAATCAAGAATAAATAATAAATTCAATTGTTATATGGGAAATTATTTAGTTAAGAAAGCTGATGATAAATTACTTGCTACTGAAGCAAGAGATTTAATGCCTTCTACTACTGATTGGGCTGATTTACCCACTCCATTAGATGAAATCATAAAACCTATGTCATGGAGAAATGCAGAAAGACAATTTTTAAAAAGATTTAAGGAGTACTCAAATGGAGTATAAATGGCGTCCGCCAGATTGGCCTAAAGAACCTTGTATAGATTGTAAAGACAAGGAAGTAGATTCATATGGTTATTTATGTAATTTATCATGTGGTAAAAGAACTGTCTTTTTAAGTTATGAAGCAGGGGCAGAAGAATTACTAAAGAGATTATTTCAACTAGCTAAAGAATCCTCAACAGGTAAGTTTGAAATAGATTCAAAAATAGTTATTATACAGTAAAAGGAATTTATAATGGTTACTTTTGAAATTTTAAATAATAAAATAAGTTCCATAGATGCAAAAATACGTAAACTTAATTTAGATAAAAATAATTTGATAGAATTAAGACAAAAAGTATGTAAACATGTACATATAGAACAATCTGGTGGTGGTGAGTGGTGGGATTATGCTACTCCTCCTAAAGACCATGGTTATTATCCATTTGTTCTTTCTTGTCTTGATTGTGGTTTATCAGGTAAAGATGATTATAAACAAGAAAATTATAAGATATTAGATGATTTAGTAAATTTAAGGAGAGTTATTAAAAAATGATTTATTGTTCTAATAAAGAATGTGTTTATTATAGAGCTTTAGAAAAACCGATTCATTTCATATTTAGTAAATATTCAGAGCCGTTCCCAGACGATGTGGTCAAAGGTAAATGTACAATAACACCAAAATTTTCTTTTGAATATTTTATTGATTCAACTACAAAATGTGAGCAACCAGTATGTAATCAAATAAAAGGAAATTGTGGTGCTCTGTGGTGTTTACACAATGATACTGGAGATTGTGCCCGAAAAGAGATACTTGTTGATGAGTCATTGATTAGTCATAAGTTAATTTGTAAATGTATTTCTAATAGGAAGATCAAAGGACATAGAGATTGGTTTCAGAATTTAAAATCTGATGGTACCTCAAAAGGAGGGCATCTCTCGGACCAAGAAGCAAGAAAGATTAAGCCTTTACGTAAGGATTAGTTTAATATTTGGCTTGTAGAGATTATTATATTATGGTGAGTAGCTTATTTGATTCTTCTGAAGAAGTACTTATAACAATTAAATATCTATGCGTATTAAATTTAGTAATGACAATTTTCAGAGTTACTGCTCAAGATATAAAATATGGTGATGAAGAAACTAAACGAGAAGCCCTTATTTTTTTAGAATCTGAATGGTTTGAAGAAATGTGTTGTAATATGGGTTTAGATTATAAAAGGGTGAAAAAACTTATTTCGAGTAAATCAAAAGTAAGTCCAAGGAGTGTCTATGAGTGATGAGGATAATACCACTACAGATTTAGTAGTTGTAAAGAAAAATGTAGGTGGTCGACCAACAGGTGCTAAAGATAAAGATAAAAGAATTTCACCTTATGCAAAGGCTCAAATTAAAGCTTTGTATTTAGCAGGTCATACTGCTGATGATATTATGGTTGCATTGAAAGTAGGTAATAAATTACTTATTCAGAAATGGGCCAGAGAAGAAAATTGGGATGAAGAAAGAGATAAATTATTAGCAACTACTACAAGCGAGATGCTTACAGGTGCTCTACAATCTCAAAAAGAAAATTTTGCGGGTTTAAAATTAATTAAGGATAGATCAATTGAATCATTAATGGGCGGTAAAAATCCAGATGGTTCTGTTAGAGCGCCGATTTCACCACAAAAATATCCTGAAGCAGTAAATGCATACTTATCTGCTCTTGAAATAGAATACAAATTAAAGATTGATGCATTACAAACTAATTTCTTAAATGATGTAATTCAAGTTCTTAGAGAGAAAATTCAAGACCGTAATCTTTTATCAGAAATTGGTACAAGATTAAGAGATGTTTTAGAAAAATATCAAAATAGAAAATTACCAGAGCCTAGGAAAGAATAATGCCTCAAAAGAAAGTAAAAGGGCAGTTTTTTGAAGAAATGACACCTATAATGGATGTAGGTAAATATCTTCAAGATGGTTTAACTCTTTCAGATGAAGAAACACCTATTTCAGGAATGAGTTTTGAAGATTTTGTTCAAGATATTTTTGCAAAATCTTATCCAATGTATAACTTTAATACATGGCATATTCATTTTATATGTTCCCAAGTGGATAAATTATTTTTAAAACCCTCTAATAGATATTTAATTGCAGCTCTACCTCGATACCATTTAAAATCAACTGTTCTTGGTGAAGCATCATCTATTTACAGAATGCTAACCTCATATGGTGACGGCATGTATATCTCATTTAAAGATGAACTTGCGGGTTATCATTTAGGACATATTAAAGATGTCATTAGAATGAGTGAAAGATTAAGTAATTATTTTGTGGATATGAGTAACCAATCTGATAATATTGTAAATTATAAAATTGGGCAGAAACGAGTAAGAATGATTGGATCTGGTATAATGGCTGTTAAGAGGGGTATTCATACAGATTCAATAGTTATAGCGGATGATATTTTAGGTGATCTTGCTAATCCTTTAATCTTAACAGAAATGGATAAAGTTAAGCGTATCTTCAATGCTGAAATTATGAACATCCCTAATGCAGAATGTCCTCTATTTGTTTTTGGTACAGTAATGGATTATTCTGATATTTTATTTACTCTAAAAGATAATCCTAACTTCTTATCGATATGGTTACCTGCTATTGATCCTACTCCAGATCATGCTGTCTTATGGGAAGATAAATTTAATCGAGAAGTTCTTGAAGGAAAGAAAATTACTACAGGCTGGAAGGCCTTTGCGACAGAGTTTCTATTAACTCCTTTAATGGCTACCGAAGCATTTCTACCTCGTGAGGAATTAGATAAAGTGATTAAAAAAGATTTACAAAATTATAGAGTACCAGGATTTTAATATGTTTGATATAAAATGTGCAGATGTTTTTGATTATTTAAAGAATATTAAATCTAATTCTATTGATTTAGTTGTTACTGACCCTCCTTATTGTATAAATTATAAAGATTGGGATAAAAAAGATTTTGTTGAATTTACTGATAAATGGGTTTCTGAATGTTTTAGAATATTAAAACTTCAAGGAACAATGTGGTCATTTATGAGTTATCAACAAATATTAGAATTCGTACCTTTATTGAAAAAATATGGTATTGTTCATCTTGAAAATTGGGTAGTTTGGGCAAGGCAAAAAGGAAGAATGTCTTCAAAACATTTGAAAAGTTCAAGAGAAGATATTCTTCATATCACTAAATCTAATAATTTTACATGGCATAATTTAAAAATGTTACGTGATGTGGTGGCTCCTTATGTTAAAGATGGTGTACCTAGAGGGTGGTTTATTAATGAAGAAGGAAGACGTGTACGTTGGACAGGTTTAGGCAATGTGTGGGTATATACCGCACCACAGTATAATTCTATTTTAGATAAACAAGTTCATCCTGCTCAGAAACCAACTATGTTGATTGAAAGATTGATTAGATTATCATCAAATGAAAATGATATTGTACTTGATCCTTTTGTAGGATCTGGTACAACTGCATTAGCATGTAAAAATTCAAATAGAAACTTTATGGGTTGTGATAATAATATTGAATATGTTAAGATTACAAAAGATAGGCTTGGTTTAATATAAAATGTCTGAACAATATTGGTGGAGAAGTTTTCCTTCAGTGCTCGGATACGATGTCGGTAAAAAAGGAAATCCGAGTCATTGTTCTATCTTTGCAGTTAAGGAAGATAATTATACTCTTGATGAAAAGTCACTACCAGTTCAAAAATTGGTTATGATTCATCAAAAATTTTTAGATGGTTGGGCATACACACGACAAATTGAATATTTAACTGCATGTGTAGCTTTCTTTGGAGTTCAACGAGGTTATTATGATAATACACGCGCTGAACTTGAAGAAAGAAATATACCGAGACAGATCATCCCTGTAACATTAGGTTCAGTTGATGGTGCAAAAAGTAAATCAAAATTCGGTTTAGCTACTAATCTAGCCAAATTAGTTGAGCAAAAACGCATTGAATTAATAGATGATGATAGATTCATCTCACAAGTCACGTGCGTCACAAACGATCTTCAAGCGGCCAATACTGCTTCAGGACATGGTGATTCTTTTATTTCTATTATTCTTGCGGTAGGTGCATTTAATGATTATTTTGCAAGAGATCGAAGAAAAGGGTTCTCAGATTTAGGTGATATTCAAGAGATGTTTGGAAAAGAAAAAGTTGACCTTACCTCAAGAAATCTTCCTGAAGATATATGTAAAATCTGTAAGAATAAGACTTTTGAAGTGTTACCGAATGGCCGTAAGAAATGTTTGAAATGCTACACAATTTGGTAAAGGAGAGTTTAGATGAAGTTTAGAAAATTACCTGTAGTTATTGAAGCAATTCAATATAATCCTAGTTCAACACAATTAACTGGAGATTTTCTTAAATCTTGTAATTGTTGGTTAGATACAGAGGGTCATTTGATAATTAATACATTAGAAGGAGAGATGAGAGTTTCTCTTAATGATTGGATAATTAAAGGAATTGAAGGTGAGTTTTATCCATGTAAACCAGATATTTTTGATAAGACATATACACAAGTTTTTGATGAAGAAGAAACGGATACTTCTCCAATTGTAGAAAAAGATTATCAAGAATTCTGGAGAAATATTATTTCAAAACAAGATGGTTCTCTTGATATTGAGCAAGTCAAGAAAGAACTGTATGATTATCATCAATATATGCAAGAAACCGCTAAAGTATATGATTATATTACAGGTGGTCTGATTAGTAAAGTAAATACAAAAGCAGATGTTGTAAAGCAGTATGTTGATGAACATTATGATAAAATATATAAAGAATATCATGAAGATGAATGTGATGAATGTAAATTTAGTAAGGAGAAAGTAAAATTATGGGGATAGAAAAGAAAATTGGAGTAATTGGAGTAGAACTACAAAAAACAAAAGTACCTGCATATAAAGTACTACGATGTGCTTATCCTACGTGTTTTGCAGAGGCAAAAGTAACAGTAAGTGGTTCACCATTCTGCAGAAAACATGGTGATATGGCCGGGTTCTTTTTATGGATAGCCACACAGATTAGAATGAAAGAAGATAATGTTACAAAATCAGGTTTAATAATACCTAAGTAAAGGAGAAGAAAGATGATAACAAATAACAAAGATTTGGAATTCAAAAGTATTGACCATGAAGTATATCGAGAATATACATTTAATAATGGTGTAAAAGTAAAAATTAATAACCCATTATGGTTAAATGTATCTGCAAGTAATGGTCATCGTATTCTAGATGCAAAAGGTGTATCTCATTATATTCCTAGTGGGTGGATTCATCTTACTTGGGAAGTTAGTGATGGCGTCAATTTTAGATTTTAAATAAAGCGGAGAAAAGAAATGAAAAGATTGTTTAGAAATTTAAGACAGCAATATCTATGGAGAAGATATATCAAACCATGTCTTGAGGTAGATTTATTAAAAACTCATTCTTGGCATTCTATTGTAATGTTAAAAGAATGTTTTCTCCAGCATGTTACTGCATATTCAATGAATGTTCTTGAGGTTAATAGTAATTTTGTTACTGTGATTGTTTATAGAATAGACGGTGGTGAGTTCGATGAGAATAATTTTGAGATAAAAGAAGTTACTGTAATTAAACTACAGAGACCTACAAAGAAACACAAAACTTTACTAGAAAGAAGAATTAATTCTTTCTATAAAAAATATAAAAAGAAAAATATTAAAGTGGTTGACATATACACAGAAGAATTTCAAAAAGAAACAGTAAATAAATATAAAGATGAGGAGATTTAAAATGGTACGATGCAAATTTCATTGTCAAGAAAAGGTAACGAGAGAGACTGGTGTATGGCATGGGGGAAATTGTTCTCAAGGAATATCATATTCATATAAATTCATTGCCGTAACAAATAACTCTGAAGAAAATAATAAATTTTTTGCTAGCACACCTTCAGGAATTTTTGATGTGCAAACTGTAAGAAATGATTTATTTGTCCCCGGTAAAGATTACTATATAGATATAAGTGAAGCATAAAGGGAAAACAATACAATAGAAAAAATATCTACTTATAATTTTATAAAAGGAGTGTCAAATGGCTGATTATTTACATGAGGTACCTGAGCGGTACAGAATTACTTTTGATAGATTAAAAGGAGCGTTCTTTATTCTTGATATGTGGCATGATTCAGTTAAGAATCTTCCTCCAGATGCTACATTAGCAGATGATTCACCAGCAATGAAAGTTATCAATGAATTAGAAGTTAATGCTTTAATAGGGCAGTTAAAAAATATGGGTTGGTTAGATAAATTTATCGGGCCCATTCAAAATACAGTAAATGAGTCTAACTTTAAAGTAAAAACAATACAAGAAGTTTCAATAGAAAACATCACTGCTATTGTACAATCTAATAAAGATGAGAGTGTTACTAAAGAAGCAATCAGTGCGATTAGGGATATAATTTCTAAGATTTAAGGATTGAATCCATATAATATATAATAGACATAGTAAACCCCATGACGGAGGTCAATTATGAAAATTGGTGATTTTATCCCTGAAATAGTTAATAGAGATGCTAAATTAGTAGAAGCTAATTCATTTTTGAATAAAATATATGACCAAGGTTTTGGTCAGTTTTCAAAATCATATGGTAATGGTGTAGAATCGTCCGCATCACCTTATGGTATTGAGCAACTTTATTGGGAATGGTTAAGACAAGCTTATGCTTATCGAAGAATGTTTATTCAAGATCTTTATCTTTTAGCATATGATAGTACAGAAATCCGAACTCCATTACTTCATTTAAGAAACCAAGTATTCAAGAAAGGTTTTGATGACTGGAAGCCAAAATTTAAGTTAAAATGTCTAAATCCTGAATGTGGTAAAGAATTCAATGAAAAAGTAGCTGAATGTGATAAATGCAAAGGTACGACCTTTAGAGAACCAGATCCTGATCAATACAAAAAGTTTGATGAGTTGAGGACAAACTGTAATGTCTTTAATCAATCATTAGAAGAAATTCTAAAAATGTGTGAAGATGATGTTAACTTGATAGATGACGCATATATTCTTTTAAATAAGCAGTATCTTGATCTTGGTAAAGAAAAGATTTATGGTAAAATTATAGAAATAAGAAGAATCCATCCTGCTTTAATTGAAATTGATCTTGATAAAGGTGGTCTTCCTAAAAATTCACATTGGACTTGTCTATTCCATAGGGATAACATACAAACAAAAGCTGGTAAATGCGGAGTAGAAGGTTGTTCAAAAGATTTAGTACCTACAATGTATGTTTATAATCATAGAGGTAGAAGAGTATACTTACCTGAAGATGAGTTAATCCACTTTAGTAAATTTAGTCCTTCTGAAACATATGGTTATTCTATCTTATTAACAATCATGCAGAAAGTATTAACATTATCTGGTATGGATAGATTCTTATATAGATATTTCTTCGAAAGAAAGGCACCAACTGGTATGATTATGACATCGACAGATGACCCGCAATCTCTTGAACTTGAAAGAGCAAGAGTTGAATCAAAAATGGCTGAGGATCCTACCTATATTCCTTGGGTAGCAGTTTCAAATAGAACTGGTAGAGGCAAGACTGATTTTGTAAGATTATTTCATACTTTGCAAGAAATGGATTATCTACCTGTTCGTAATGAAATTAGAGATAGAATCGCTGCTGCTTATGGTGTACCCCAAATGTATATGAATGTAATGGAAGGTATTGGGGGTTTATCTGGGCAGACTCAACAATTAAAAGTGTTTAATGATGTTGTTCAAGCAGATCAAAGAATCTATAATGAAAAAGTATTCCCTGTTCTAATGACTGCTTTCGGTATTACAGATTGGGTTCTTGAATTAAGGCCACCAGAAGAGAAAGTTGAAGGTCAAATTCTGCAACTTGTGCAGCAGCGTACAGTAATTGCTAATGCAATGTTAGCAATGGGTTTTAAAGTTGCAATGAAGCAAGGTTATAAAGATATGGATACTTTAGATTTTACATTCTCTGGAGAAGCTGTATCACAGATGGAACAGCAACAACGAATGATGGCAGCTCAAATGGGTGGTGCACAAGGGTTACCAATGTCAGGTGTAGGTGATGAAACAGGAAGAGAAAATCCTATGACTGAAGAGAGATTACCTGTTTGGGAAAAGGCACCTAGAAATGGAGATACTGCGGTAAGAGAAGATAATCTAACTGATTTAAAAGAACCTCGTGATAAAGAAAATGCACCTTTTGAAAACAAACAGCCTTAAGGATTTTTTATGTTAGTAAGCAAAATTGAAAAAATGATTAAAGATATAGAATCATTGCTTGATGACGATAATACGAAAGAAGAAGAGATAGGAGAGTCCAGTAGTACTGGTGTAAAAGGAGTTAATTCTTCTTTTAGATTAACAAATAAAGAGAATAAAAAATTTATATTTAAACCCAGTAATGGTGAACATACTTCAAAATGGAGATATGTGCCTCCTCATGAACAGTATACTAGAGAGCGGGCAGCATATTTAGTTGATAAATGCTTGACTTGGGGATTAGTACCGCATACAATAATAAAGACACATGATGATGAAATTGGTTCTTTACAGGATTGGGTAACAGGTACGACAAAATCAGATAAAACTTTAGAATCTTATTTACCTCAATATATTTGGAAAGCAGGCTTATTTGATATTCTTATAGGAAATATTGATAGACATTCTAAGAATTGGTTTACAATGAAAGATAAACCTATTCTTATCGATCATGGTTATTCTTTTCCTGTAAGTGCAGAAGAAAATGATCAGAGAAGCGTTATTTTATCGAGATTTGCTTACAGAATTTGGAAAAAACCAATTCCAAATATACTTTATGAAGATATAAAACATCTTAAAGATTCAGAATTACAAGAACATATTAAAAGTCTTGTAGGTATCAAAGCATTTAAACTCTTTAATGAGCGATTAAATACATTATTGAATACAAAAGTAGCATATGTCAGTAATTACAATTGTACTGAAAGAGTGACAAAAGCACCAAAGAAAAAGGAGTAATCATGTACGCGCGTTGTCCAAGTTGTGGGCTTTCTCAGCATATATCGCTGTTTATACATATCAAAGGTTATTTATTTAGATGTACTAAATGTGGTATGCACTTCGAAAAGAAAATATAAGGAGTTGAAGAAAAGAATGTCAATAGCAAGTAAAGGTACGCCTGAATGGGATACAGAAGTTAAATTTTATTTATCTGCTTCTCCAAAAGCTCTTGATAAAAGAGCAATTCAACTAGGTATATTACCTACTTCATACAGAAGAATTATGCAAAAGAGAGGTATACAAAGAAACAAAGGTGAAGATATTTCAATTATACCTGAACAAACACAAGAAAAAATAATTGAGCATATACCATATCCAGAGTTTGATTTAGTACCGTTCCCAAGACCAAAGACAGAAAGAGACGAAGAAGATATGGTTGTTGTAATTTCTGATTGGCATCTTTGTAAAGTTACAAGTGATTATAATATTGATATAGCAAAGAATAGAGTTGAATATTTAACAAAAGCAATTATGAAGGTAGAAAATCTTCATCGACCAATTAGGAAATTATGGCTCTTTGATGCAGGTGATACTATACAAGGTGAAAATACTCATCAGGGTTCAAAAGTTGGAGAAGTTTCTCATAGTGCTGAAGAGCAGATTTACGATTTTGCTATTCCCATGCTTTCGAAGATGATGATTAGTTTAAATCAATCGATCCCTAAAATAGAATATTTAACTGTACGTTCAAATCATGGAATTTATAGTCCTGAGGCTAATCCAAAAACAAATTGGCAGACAACAATGGCAAGAGCTTTGAAGTCTTCATTAGTTAATCAACCAAACATTACCGTAGACGTGCCCAATGACTGGTATCAACTTGTAAATATTAGGGGATTTAGATTTTTCTTAATCCATGGAGATCAATTTTATTCAACTCATGGTACACCATTAGTTTCTATAAAAACAAAGATGGGGCAGTACCAAGCTAAGTACCATTTTCATTTTGCATATATGGGTCATTTTCACAGTAAATCAAGTAATTCTGTAAATGATATTTCTGACGTTACAGTATGTCCACCTTTAGTTACTGGTGACTCATGGGCAATGGAAAAAGTTGGTAGTGGTTCTGTACCGAAGCAAATTTGTTTTGGGGTACATAATACTTTTGCTAGGACATTCCAATATGATTTATTTGCAGATAAAAAATATCTGCCTGTACCGATAAATGAGCCTGAAGGAATTGTAAGAATTGGAGAAAATCCAGATATGTTGATGGGAGATAAACATGCAACGAATAATGTTGAAAAGTAAAATATACGGGATTAAAGTATTAGAAGCAGATTTAGCTTGTGATGGAAGTATTACTATTGATAAAAGAATACTTGATGATGCAGGTATTGAAGAATATGAACAAGTACATGTTCTAGATATTACTAATGCAAAGCGTTTTATAACTTATGCAATTCTAGGTGCTCCTGGTGAATTAAAAGTTAATGGTGCTGCAGCAAAATTAGTAGAAATTGGTGATGCATTGATAGTTTTGGCCTACGGAATTATGGATGAACTTGAAAATGCGCACCCTAAAAAAGTAGATGGAAGAAATTATAAGTAAGGAAAGAAAAGAATGAGAAAGATAAAGTATAGAGTATGGGATTCTATCAATGAACTAATGTATCCTGTTTCTCAGCTGTCGTGGGATGAACATAAGGATGGTATTTTAAGATTACATTTTTCAGGTTGGACACTTATGCAGTATATAGGACTTAAAGATAAGAACCACAATGAGATTTATGAAGGGGATATTGTTAATTTTGATAATTCAGATATAGGTGGTGATAAAGTTACTGGTGAAGTTATTTTTAATACAGATCCTACTTTAAGTAACTTAGAATGGGGATTATGGACAAAGAAAGGTTATTATTCTACTGATTTTCTTGGAACAATTGAAGTAATAGGTAATATCTATCAAAATAAAGAATTAGTTAAATAAGGAGAGAAAAGTGAGAGAGTTAAAGTTTAGAATTTGGGATTATGAAAAGATGACGACACCCGCAATTGAAATTTATGGTAATACTACTAAGAGTTCTATGTGGAGTGTCGTTCAGCATGGTTATGGGGAAGCAAGCTCTGAAAGAATCATAATGCAATACACCGGAGTAAAAGATAAAGATGATAAAGAAATCTATGAAGGTGATATTGTACAGTATGGTACAGAAGATGATATTGTAACTGCAATTATAGAATTTCAAGAACAAGATGATGAAGAATCTATGTTTATTTCAGGTTTTAGACTTGTGGTTATTAGTAATACCGAATACCAAGATAATGATGAAGAAGATTATGCTTTGAAAGTAATAGGTAATATTTACCAAAACCCTGAATTATTATAAAAATTAAACTATTAAAGATATAATAATCTATGTGGACAAAGAAACTGCAAAAAAATTAATCAAAGAATCCTTAGTTAAAGCTATTCAAAGAGCAGGTAAAACTGCTTTTGAGTTAAGTCAATCAAAATGTCCAGTTGATACAGGTGAACTTAAACGAAGCGGTTCTGTAAAAGATTTAGAAAATGGTATCGAAATAGATTATACTGCGGATTATGCTTCTATAGTTGAACAGGGTTCCAGAGCTGGTAATATTAATGTTCCTTCACATAAAAGATCGGGTAAAACTGTGAGAGCATACTCGTACTATTCAAAAGGTCAGCAGCCTACAAAATTTCTTGAAAATTCAATAACTGAAGTGTTTAATAACTTTTCACAAGAATTTGAAAATAATTTAAAAACGGTTGTTAAAGTAGAAAAGTAATTTTATTTTTAAGTATCAATAAGTATAGTATATATTTAGATAAAGTAATAGGAGGATTAGATGAGTCAAGATTTTACGGAACAAATTAATGTTTTAAGTGAAAGTATAGGTAAAATACTTTTAATGGTGGTTGATTCTAATAAAATTAATACTGCTGCTGAATTAATGAAAAATTACAGTATTGATTTTCATAATAAAATTAAAGATGAGAAGACTGCAGAAGGAATGGAAGCAGCTTTCAAACCTCATGTAAATACTGTTATGTCAATTTGTGAAACATTAGGTATTCCCCCTTCACAATGGAAGCCTACAAGAAAATTAATTTTAAATGAAATGTATAAGTTTAAAAATGAAATACTTTTAAAGAGTGTTAATAAGTAATGTTTTCTCCATTGATAAGTAAGATAGAAACTTTTGTTGAGAAGTCTGAAAGAAAACCTCGTCATGCTTTTTATATTAGAGAGCGTGATACAGATAAAGGTTGTCCTTCCTGTAAAAGTGAAAATTTTATTGAAAAGCCTCAAAAACTTAAACAAGCTCAAGAATCAACTTGTAAAAATTGTGGTAGAGTAGGGCTTGTATTTCCAGATGTACAGAAAATTCCTAAAAGAACTTTAAATACAAAGAATATAAAAAGAGTACCAAAAGAATCAGGTATTCATTTATATCGAAAATCACAGGAGGCTTAATATGGATTTACAGAGTCCTAGACGGATAGAGATTGATGAGACTAAAATTATCAAAAAGAGTGCAGATGTATCTGATTTATTTATAGCAGATCCTTCTTTTCAGAAGCCTGCATTTCCTGGTCAAAATGCCCCTGCTTGGGAACCAGATATTATGAAAGCAGATAAATCATGGGGTAAAGATCTTTTAAATCCTGGTGTTTTATCTCCGCAAGAACGTGAAGAAGGAGAACAATAAGAAGCAAAAAGACGTTCTGGAATGTCCGAAGCTAAAAAAGATAAAGAAGATAGCGAACAAGATTCTCTATGGGAACATAAGCATGGTAAAGTAGAGAAAGCTGATGAGAAAAAAGATAATGAAAAAACTTTATGGGAAGATCAGCAAAAAAAGAAGAAAATTAAAAAACAATTATCAGATGATAAAGCAGTTTATGATGCAGGTAATGCAGACGTTGCCAGAATGATACATGAAGAAGAACAAAAGAAACGAAAGAAAATTAAAAAAGCTATTGATTCTATGATTGAGATGATTGAAAAATCTGAAGAGGTGCAAAAAATGGGTAAAAATTATAGTAGACAAGCTGGTAGTTCTGTAGAAAGAGCAGCTGAAAAGAAATATAAAAATAATGATGATCAAGAAACTTGGGATAGTTTTATCGGTGGTAAAGGAGGTAAAAGTGGAGAAGGTAAGAAACCTAAGATAAAGAAAGAAAAAGAAGTTCCCGATCATTCTAACGATCATTTTAATGGTGATAGACCTGAATGTGAAGATCCTGATTATGGTAAAGAATTTACTAATAGAAGAAAACCAAAATGGCGTAAAGAAGGCGAATCTTTAGAAGATTTTAATCATAGACAATCAAAATTTGTTGATAGAGTCATAGGAGATAAAATTAAAGTAAAGAAAGCATTACCTGAACCGATGAAGAAAGCTCTAAAAGATACTTTAGGAATGCTTACTAAAGCTCTTGAAGAAGAAATGCAGAAAGCAGAATATGATGATTCAAATAATCCTAAAAATTATGAACGTGATTTCGGAAAAGGAAAGAAAATTTTATCCACAGAAGAATTCAGCAAACTTAAAGAACACGAAAAATCAAATTTTTCACCAGTTAAGGTAAACCCAACAAAAGAAAGAGCTGCATTACGTGTAAGAAAAGCTATTATCTTAACAGACCAGCAATTAGGTAAATCTTTCGCTCCTGTTGATGATATTACATTAGTTAAAGCGTATGGTTCTATTGAAGCAATACCTGATTTATTAAAAAGCGATAGAATGCCTCAAGAATACTTCACTCATTCATTAGAACGTATTTCAATGTTTGATGAAAAACCTTTAGAATATTTAGGTAAGCTATGGTATGGTGAAGCTAAATTTGAGAAAGGTGTTTTAGGTTCTGGTATAGGTGGTTTAGCTGGCGCTGCTTTAGGTGGTCCATTAGCGGGTGCAGCTGGGGCAATGGCAGGGGGCGCTATTGAGGATAAAGTAGGTAAATCTAAAAAGGCTGAAAAATCATTAGATGATTTAGTACCTTGGACAAAAGCAGAATTTGATGAATTTAGTAAAGGTGTATTAGGCTCAGGTATTGGTGCATTAGCAGGTGGTGCTTTAGGAGGTCCTCTTGGAGCTGCTGCAGGTAGTATGGCTGGTACAGCTATTGAGGATAAAGTAAAGAAACCTAAGAAATCTTCAGAACCTATCACTGAAATGGAAAAAGCTCTTCCAGTTGCAGCTATGGCTGCTGCAGCACCAAAAGTTTCAGAAGCAGTAAAGAATGTATTACCTAAAGAATTAGATGTACATATTGAGAAAGCAGATCCTAAAATGATTAAAGAGAAGTGTTTACATTTATGTAAATCTATGATAGAATTAGAAAATGGATCCAGTGATTTAAGCACATTAACCACTGATCAATTCAACAGAGCTTTTATTCAAGCTTCATATGAAGTAAATAAAGCTGTCGCTGAACCAATAGATTCAAAATTCGCACCAAAAGATAGAAAACCTGATTCTGATTTTGGTGGCGAGAGCGAAATTTCACATAATCCAACTACAGCTGATCCTTCAATGTTACAGCCTTCAGAAAAGTCAGAAATAATGGTACAAAAGAATAATGCTGCAAAAGATAAGTAAAGAGGAGAAAAGTGGAAGAACTAAAGAAAGGAAGAGGTGGTATCCATCCAGGTCTTGTTTGTATTCAGGTGGAGTATGATGTTACTGAAACGAAAGGTAACAGAAAGACCTATCATGTAAAGAGACCGCAATGGGTTTTACCAGGTACCGCATTAAGGCAAGTTGCTGAAGGTGGTCCTGAAGGTAAAGTAGTTAAAATTAATCTAGATAAAATGAAGGAGAAAGGAATTAAATTTCCTACTCCTGAAGATCTTGATAGATTTCATACACATGACGGTGTAGCAGAACCACATTTAGTTTCATTAAAACATCCAGATGAGAAAACCAGAGCTGCAAGTGAAAAAGAACTTGAAGATTACTGGCATCTTTTTACACATAGTGATCCTGATAAATTACATCAAAGATTACATGCTCACAAACCATTTCATAATATACATCATTCTCAGAAACCTCATAAAACTGATGAAGAAATGGCTGAGCATCGCGATGAAAAACAAAAATTTGAAAGTAAGATTCATGGTAAAGGTAATGAATCGTCAAGTTGGTTAAACAATCCTAAGTTAAATGTTAAGACCGTAAAACTTAATTTTAAAGGACAGTCTATTGAAGGACAAAGATATTCAAAAGATAAATTTGAAGCATATATTTTTGAATATCATGATGCAGCATTTGTCTATACAGAAAAAGATGGTTACAAAATATTCAATGGTAGACGTCCTTTAACTGAAGCACTTACTTATCTTGAAACTGTATTTGCACCAAAACTAAAGAAATCATTAGATGAATTAAAACAAGATATTATTACAAAGATTCAGACATTAGATAAATCAATTTCAGATCCAGATGCAATGATTAATCGAAGTATGGTGTTGAACAAGTTTAAAAATGGTGATGATGAAATTGTATTAGCTGGATTAAATGGTGAATATTCAGTTACAGTAAACAAAACACCTATAATTAATACAACTGATTTTACCAAAGCAATAGCAAAATATTATTCTTTAATAGCAGGTGCAGTTCAAGCAAAAGAATCAGATAAAGATATGGCTCTTGAAATCTTTGGTGAAAAATTATTACAACTTAATCGTTCAATTAGACCTATGATTAATAAATTAGGTGATACAAAAGCAGCTATGTTTTTATTAGATTTCGATTATTCAGAAATTGATTGGCCTTTTAATGATCAATGGCTTACTATAACAAAAGCAGAACAACCTAGATCTATGCAGATAGGTAATGTACCACCAAATGAAGAGTTGGGTTATCCTGCAAATGATTATGGTGATAAACCTAGTAAAAAAGGAGATAATACATTGAGTCCTCAAGATAAAGCAAGACAAAATCAAAGACCTATCGAAGAAAAAGAAACTAGAGATATTGCTCCAGTTTCAACAATGAGATAATGGATAATATCGATTTAATTAAACAAAAAATATCAAAACTAGTGGGTTCTCCTCTACCTCAGGAAATTGAAGAGAGTCGACAAGGTAGAATCACGTTGATTAATACACCGCACAAAGCTACTAAAGAAGAGTATACTAGAAGAAATCCGGAGAATATTCAAATTGATCCAGACTCAATGATAGCTAAACTATTAAATGAACCTGTACATGAGGGTTCAATGGTTGCAATTTATCCTACAAAAGAATTTGCAGAAGAAATTGCACTTAAAGGTGGAGAACCTGCAAGTAAATTACATATTACATTATTTTATTTTGATCAAGAAGAATTAACTAAAGTTAATACACATGTTAAAATAATTAATCTTTTAGAAAAGTTTTCAAATACTGTTTCAAAATTTAAGATTACCTTATCAAAGACTTCTACATTTCCCCAAGAAGAAAATCTTACTCCTTATATTGTTTTAGTAGATTCAAAAGAATTAATAATTTTTAGAGAAAATCTTGCTAAAGAATTAGATAATCTAGGTATATTATATTCTAAGAAATTTGAATATACACCACACATTACTTTAAAATATTTAGAGGATGATGAGATACCTGATAAAGAAATAAATAAGTCATTTATTGCAGAATCAGTATCATATGTTCTAAAAGATGAAGATTTAGAATCATTTGAACTTAAAAAGAGTATGGATACTACTGGTGATAGTTATGCTGAAGGTTTAGATGCTCGTCAGCAATATGTTGATTTAAATACAGGAAAACATAAGATAGACGATAAAGAAGAGCCTATTGTTTCAAAAGCTGCATTTTCTCCTGATGCTCCTAATAAAGAGGTAGAAATTGATGGAGAGCAACAACAAGATAAAATAGAAAAAATGCTAATCCCTGTTTTATCAGTAATACATTATAAGAATGGTAGAGTTCAAACTTCTGTAAGATGGAGAAATCCTGAAAGTCTTGGTGTTAAAAAGATTGATTCAAAAAGTCCTTTGCTTGGAGTAATCACAGTTGAAGAAGCGCCTTACTTCACAGTAAACAGTAGAGTAAAGCAGACATTATATTATTTAGCTGAACAAATTGAAATAGATAGATTATATGAAAATGAATATCTACCAGTTTCTGATGATGAGAAATATGGCCAAGGTCTTTATTTATACAGTGATTTAGATAAAGCTAAAGAAATTAATAAAGATCAGGGGAAGACTATACTTCCAGTAAAAGTTCTTGTAAACAAATCTTTTGTTTTAGAAGATCAGGTAGATTTTAAGAATAAATTAACCAATCTTGGTTATGATTCAATATATATTCCTACTAATGAAACAAGAATATTTAATTTATTTGTCTTTGATAGTAAAAATGTTAGAGTCATAGGTCAAGAAGGTACACAAGAATCTAAATCTATTTCAAAATCTGAAGATGATTTTGCAGTAGATACTGATACATTAAAGAAACTTCAATGTACTCCTTCAGAAGAAGAATTTGATGATGAGAGTATTTCAAAAGCTGTTATTCAAACACCACAAGGTAAAGATGGTTCTGTAGATTATGATAAGGTACCTATTAATCAATCTATCTGGGTAACAGTTACAAGAGCGGGTCCTTTAGCAGGAAGGCATATTTTAATTACAAAACGACCTGATGGCTTATTTGCAATAACTGGTGGCGCGGCATATGCTCAAATTAAAGATAAATATGGTACAGAAACGACACCCGCTTCATTACGTCATTTAGTAATGGGTGGTAATCCACAAAAGAATGTTGAAGAAGAAAAGATTGATGAGGCAGTAGAAGAAAGGGAAAAATTTAATGAACCATTAATGGAAAAGAAAAAAGAGTTGATGGCTGAAGAAAAGAAGAGACTCTCTGAATCATTTGAAGAATTTAAAAATTCAGTAGGAATGTCTGAAACATTAAGTTCTGCAAAACTAAAGACTCAAAGAGAAGATCTGGTCAAACATGCCCATAAAGCTGGTCTATCTGAAGATGAGGCTTATTCTTATGCATCTTCAATCATTAGACATGTAGCTGCTGCGAATAGACAACAAACTGAACAAAGAAGTAGAGAAATTGGTGTAAAAGAATTAAAACTATTTGAATCTTTAAGAGAAATGAAAGATAAGAATCCTGCAAAAACAGCTGAAGAGATTGCTAAGTTTAATTCAGAGACTGAAGATTTTAGATCAGGTATTAAAATTGAATTACCTTCTCCTGAACAATTTAAAGGTCTTTCAAAAGAAGAGATTGATGGTAAAACAGGTGATTTTATTAATGAAAAGATTACAGAAGCTATCAATCCTGATACTAGTGAAAAAACATTAGATGAAGAATTAAAAACAGAAGGTTTAATTCCTGAAGGTATACCTGTCGAAACTCCAACAATTGAGATTCTACCTGAATCAAAGAAAATTGATATAAAAAATATTGATTCTTTAAAAAATTCAGTAGATAAATTTAAAAACTTCCACCAAGTACAAAATGAAATTAACGCAGTTAAGCATTTACTTAAACCTAAAACTTTTGCTCAAGTAACACCTGAATTACTTGAACAGATGACCTTATCTGTTAAAGCTATTATACCTGAAGCTACAGATTTAGATATTCAAGAAATTGAACAAAGTTATCAAGATCAATATCAACAGAATAATTCTGCTTTAGCATTTTATAGTGCATTAGGTGATTTTTGGAATGATAAGACAGCATTAACACAGAAAGAAAATCGTATTGATAATGGTCTTGGTGAATATATTAATTCAGGTGCTACAGGTGCTTTGGCTGCTTTAACAGGAAAGTATTTTGGTAAAAGATTTGAAGCAGCTACACTAATTGAAAAGACAAGTATTGAGACTGCTGCTCTTGTAGCAGCTCATCAATTACGTGATGAATTAAAAAATGAAGTTTCTAAATATAATGAGATAATTAATAAAGTAGCTAAATTCAATAATGATAACCAGATTAAAACAGAAAAAGAAGCTCTTACACAACATAAAGAATTAAAAGATAAGTATGCTACAATTCAAAGTGAGAAAGCAAAAGGTACGTTAACTTCCGAAGCATTCTTACTTGATGCCCAAGTATCAAATCTTCTTGAACAAAAAAATAATCTTGGTACAGCATTAGGTTCATTACAAGCATCTGCTGCATTTCTTGAGGCATTGATTGTTGCTAGAGATGCAAAAGATTCTAATGTTTCTATTGATTTTGGTAAAGATCGAAATGGCGCCTTGATGAGACAAAATGAACTAGGTTTAGGTTCAAAGAGTAAAATTGATGATTCTAATCCTAATCATAATAGATTAGTAACAAATGCGTCTGCATTAAAGAGATTTGCAAAAGGTCAAGAAGTCATAAAAGAAAATTATGATAAGAATGAAAAATTAAAATCAGATATGTCTGGTACATTTACAGATGATGAAGGAAAAGTATTTGTTAAAGAGTATAAAGTACCATTTTGGAATGATGAGATTGATGATAATGGTAAGAAGATTCAACATTTCTTTAGAGCTGAGCAAAGAAATGATATTGAATTTCTTAAGAATCAGGGTGGCGGTTTAATTACTCGTCCTACTGGTACAGGTAAAACTAATGTAGCTTTAGGTTTCTTTGCAAATAAGATAGCAGAAGATTCTAATTATTCCGCACTTGCAGTAGTACCGAAAGGTAGAGTTTCACAATGGGTTGAAGAAGCACATAGATTTACTAAACTTCCTATAGTTGAGATACCTGAAGGTTTGAATAAAGAGAAACGGGCTGAAATCATTGCTCAGATTAAACCTGGTCAAGTAGCAGTAATCTCCCACAGAGATGCAGTTTATTCATATAATACATTAGATGCCGGTATGAAGAGTAAACAAGGTTTATTCAAAGGGATGGTTATTGATGAACCTCAAGAATTGGCTTCAAAGAGTGTAAAAGGTAATATGTCTGCATCAGTAAGAAAATTAACTCATCTCCCTGTAGATAATAGAATTGCATTAACAGCTACTCCTGCAAGAGATCATTTGATTGAAGCATACGATTTAGTAAATTGGGCTTCACATCATGATTCTGCATTAGGGCCAAGATCCAGATTCCAAAAGATCTATGGTGGTTATGGTAGTGGCACAAACGCCCAAGATTCAACACTTGCCCAAATGATTTATAAAGAAATCTCACCATTTATGAGTGGAGATAGATTAACTAATCCTAACTTTAAAGTAAAACATGATGAAGTAAAAATCAAAAAGACTTCAGTTCAAGACGATAATATGAGAGATCTTGAAGATAATGCAGATAAATACATTGCTTCAGAAAGAGCTAATTTCATAAAAGATATTGAATCAAAGCCAGAAGAATTAAAAAAATGGGAGACCAGATTTGGTAGGATGTGGAAAACAGAGGCTGGTAAGAAAGCTGGTAATATTGCAAAGAATATTGTAACAAAAAATCATTTAGATAATCTTGAAGGTATCTTTGGTGATAAAATGAAATGGGCAGATAATCCAAAAACTACTGAAGGTGTAAAATTTATCACTGCAAATAATGATAAGAAACATGTTATCTTTATCGATAATTCATCACAACGTAAAGCTATTGCAGAAGGTTTGGAAGAAAATGGATTTAAATCAAACCAGATAGAAAATATTGCTTCTACAATTACTTCTGGCGGTGTATCAGGTTCTAAGATGTCAGAAAGAGTTAAAAACTTTAGAAAGAATAAAGATTCAAGAGTTATTTTTATTGATAAACAATCAGCTTCTGGTTATAATCTACAAGAAGGCGATGTCTTACATGTTATGGGTACCCCTTCAGACGCCGCAAACTATCTTCAAGCACAAGGTAGATTAGCAAGAATGCCTCGTGTTGGTGATGTTACTATCAGAACGTATAAATATTCAGATGCACCTTTTGAAGATATGAAATGGACTAAGTTAGATCGTCAATTAAAGATATTAAAAGCAGTTGCGCCAGCTCTTTTTGTATAAATATGAAGACAGTAATTAAAAAGAAATGTTTATATTGTAATAAAGAATTTGAATTAGAAATAGCTCGAAGAAATCAAAAATGCTGTTCTCGAAGATGTGGTTATGCTTATCATGGTTTAACATATCCTGTATGGAATAAAGGGTTAACAAAAGAAACTGATCAAAGAATTGCTAGAGCAGCTATAAAAGATTCTAATTCTTGTAAAGGAAAAGTTTCTTGGTGTAAAGGTTTAACTAAAGAAACTGATTTTAGAGTGGCTAATATAGCTAAAAAGTTAAGTATTACACTCACAGGGAAGCCTTCTATTTTAAAAGGAAAGACCAAAGATAATTGTCTAAGTCTTGCTAAAGCTTCTGAAACAATGAAAGAAAAAATTAAATCTGGTATATATACACCAATAAATAGGTATCAAAAAAGACTCGGTTTTAGAAAAGATTTAGATAGATCTTTTAAATCTTCATGGGAATCAAATGTAGCAAGAATTTTTATGTTAAATAATATTTGCTGGGAGTATGAAAGTAACCATTGTAAATTTGATTTAGTAGATTCATTAATGATAATTGATTTTTATTTACCAGAAAAAGATATTTATATTGAAGTGAAAGGTTATCTTAATTTAAAGTCAAAAGAAAAAATGAAGTCTTTTATTAATAAATATCCTGAAGAATCAAAGAAGGTATTTATTATTGATTCCGATGTATATAATGTATTAAAAGATAAGTATCAAAATCTTATAAAAGAGTGGGAATAATGAGTACATTAACAGACGAATCAATTAATGTAGATTTAGAAATAAGAAAACAATTAAATTCTTTAATCAGTTTAAAAGAAGAGATTGAAGCAAAACTTGCGGATTCAGATAAATTATCACCTTTAAGAGAAATGGAATTAAAAAATTCTTTACAAAGTGTTGATGAAACAATTGGTAAGATACGTTTTCATTCATTAGATAATAATGGCGAATTTACCAATAGGAAACCATTGAAATTTAATACAGATGGTCTAGATTTCAATTCTAGTGATTCTGAGAATACTAAAAAGGATATAGAAAAACAATCCCCAGGTTCATTCAGTGTAAGTGAGCAGCAATCTCCTTCATTATCTGATCAAGTAGGTAAACCTAAGAAAGTAGATGCTGTAAAAGAACAAGCAAGTAAAACATCTGTTTCTGTAAATAATGATAATTATTATGAGAAAGGTTTTGATCCTGAACAAGATGAAGATACATTCTATAATTCTTTCGATAGAATATTAGGTATTGATATAAGTAAGATGGCAGATATAATTGGTGCAGATCAAAAACTACCAAGAGGTACAAAACGATTAGCAAGAGAGAGTGAGTATTATATTTATCATGGTTTAAGAAAAGCGGTCAATGAATGGTTTATGGATGTAGAAAAAGATACAGATCCTTATTCAGCATTATCGAATTTAAAAATGAATTTAATGAAATGGAATCTTGAATCTAAGACAGATTCTTCTAATACAGTTCAAGAATTATATAATAGAGGTTTAGATTCTGGTTTAAGAAAATCTGGAAGATTACCCCCAAAACATATTAAAGTAGTTACAGAATCAATACATAAAGCAAATGGAATAGGTCCTGCACTCGATAAATTCAGAGATGATTGCTATTCTAATATATCTTCTATTATGAAGAGGCATATTCATGATGGAGAACATGCTTTATATCGTTCTAAAAGAGAAATGGATTCTTGGTTACGTAAACAAAGATTCCAGACAAGATTAATGGTTAAAACCGAAGTCGCTAAAATTGCTAATTTTGGTTTAATCGAATCTTGGGGTTATGATGAAGATAGATATACACATCGATATTTCTGGGATGCAATAATTGATGATAGAACTAAAGAAATTAGTAGAATTAGAAAGATGGGTAATCCATATACTTTCGATGAAATTAAATGGTTATGGAAGCATCAAGCACAAGTAATTGATGGTACACATTGGCAGAACGACGCATACAATCAACGCTGCTCAATATCAAGAGAAAAAATTGATAAAGAATTTGAAGGTAATAGATTTAAAGGAAAAGAAACAGAATTTAATCAGACAATGTAGGAGGAGAAGAATATGTGGAAGTCAAAGTTTTTCTGGATTAACTTAATACCTATCGTGATTAACGTGATACAGTATGTTATTACAAATAATTTACTGCCAGACTACACCTTACTGTTTACTACTATCATTGGATTACTTCAAGTAATCTTAAATGCAATTGTAGGTATAAAAGCAGAAAGGACAGTAATAGGGTTAAAGAAACAGATAGCTTCATTAAAATCTAAATAAAGAGGCAGGTCTATGTCTTTACGTGACCTTGAGATAGCCAAGATTTTAGAACAATCTTTAGGCTCTTATATTGATAATGCTGAAAGGCTTATCAATATTGATTTGTGTGATAGATGCCAGACAGGTTACGGGGGTTGCTATCCGTGTCTAGCTGCAAGAATATATTTTGATAAAGAAATAACATTATTAATTAAAGAGAATTCAAGATGGAATTAAAAACATATAAAAAAGTAATTACTCAGCAACCAGTTAATGATCTTAGAGGTAATAATGAGACAGTATCGGGTGGCTTTGGTCCAGATGTAGAATCTAATCCTTTAACATCACCAAGAGGTATTATTGGAGATTCTACTTCACCCGCAGGTTTAGGAGTATATTGTCGTAAATCAGAAGATACTAAACCATTTAACATAAAGATTGGAGATCAGATATTTCATGTGACAAAGACAGAAGATCCAGAAATAGGTTTATCTAACACAGAAGATTTAGAAACTAAATCAGGGATGTTTTTTGAATTACACAATGAATTAGATAAAGTACCTATTGATATGGGTAGAATGAAATATCCTCTTGATATTATCTTTATTACTATTGATATGAAAGTATCTAAAGTAATGAGGCAAGTAATGCCTAAAATTGATGTTACTTATACAGGAAAACCCGCTTATTATTTTATTGAAGTTAATGCCGGAGAAGCTGATTCAATTAAAACTAATGAACAAGTACAAATTGAAAGTTATGAATCAAAAATACAAAAAGAACATCAAGTTAATCCACCATTTCCTGGTTTAATATTTGATGAATCAAAACATAGATGGATTAATCCAGGTACACAGGGAATTAAAGTTGCAGATGAGAATCTTACTAATCGTCTAAAAGAAGTAAAAGATCAATTAGAATTTATACATCGTAATGCTTTAAGATTTTCTGGTTTTGGTCCTACACAGAAAGTTTATTTTGCTGAATTACTTGCAAACTGTCATACATTATTAGGTAAAGTAGGTAATCAAATGTATGATGAGGTAAAACAAAAAAGACAAGAACTTGGAGTACCATTATATACTACTGATAATCCTCTAAATCCAATAGGAAGAGCCCGTACACACTTAAAAGAAGCATTAAAAGCAATTAGAGATAATCAACCTTCTCTCGTGTCACAATATTTAACTACATTTGTCGGTGATTATGATGAAGCTCTTAAAAAGTATGAAGAGGGTAGCAGACAGAGAATAATTAAAGAGGTCCAAACTTTATTAGAAAAATCTAAAGTCTATTTACATTATGGAGAACAACCCCCTAAGGGTGCATATATCAGAATAGGTCCACAAGGTGGTAGATACTATACTGATAAATATGGTACTAAATTTGATATAAAAGAACCTACTGAAGATGGTTTATGGCACAGTACTGCAAGTGGAGATTTAAGTGGTACAAAGCATGGTATTCATGTAGGTACATATGAAGCAGCAAAACAAGCTTTAGAAGCTACAATAGGTATTAGAGCAGATGGTAAAGATTGGGATGGTACGCAAGAGTATGGTAAAACTCTCTTAGCAGGTAAAAAGACTCTAGAATCACGAGGATATTTCCCCACTGGTTTTAATTGTGATGCACCTGAAGAAGATTATTATCCTACAGGAAAAGCTTCTTATTCTAATTCTGAACAAATACCTTTAACGACAAAACCTACAATGTTTAGAGTTCGAATAAAAGGAAGCATGAATAATTCATATAACAATCCTAAAACTGATGGACAAGCAAATTCATTAATGAGAGCTCAAACAAAGCAAGGTAGAGCAAAGAATGGTTATTACTATATAAACATTGGTGAAGATGAAGGTTCTATCTCTGCCGTAGTTCCAGATAAAGACCATCTTGAAATTTTAGATAAGCAGGTGGTTACAATTGCTTCCGGAGGTTTTACTCCTACAATGGGAGGAGTAGATACTCGTACAAAGATTAGAAAGAAAATATCAGAATTAATGGAGAAATCTAAACAATATCTTCAACCTGGTGAAAAACCACCTAAAGGTATTTCACCACAAGTAAGTAAACGAGGTAAGCGTTTCTATGAGACTTCAGCACATTATACAGATCCTAACAAAACAAGATTAGAACGACCTGAACCAATGTTACGTACGCCTTCAGGTGAGAGAGTACCCCCTGCTTGGGAAAATGTCTGGGTAACCACTAATAAGAAGTCTCCATTACAAGCAAGAGGAACTGATGAAAGCGGAAGACCTGTTTATTTACATGCAAAAGAATTTGATAAAAAGAATGCTGATAAGAAATGGAAGCGAATTGCAGTCTTCCAAAAAGTATTTAAAGGTATTGATGAGAGAATTAAGAAAGATCTAGGTAAAAAGGAAGAAGCTCTTGTATTATATACTATTACAAAAACAGGTTTTAGAGTAGGTACTGAGCAAGAACATATTGCTAAAGAGAAAGCATATGGTACTTGTACTTTATTAAAGAGTCATATCAAAGTAAATGGAGATAGAATTACATTTAAATTTCCTGCTAAGAAAGGAAGTTTTGTAAATAAGACTATAACAGATCATTATCTTGCAGATATATTCAGAAAACGTCTTGAAGAGATTGATTCATCTAATCTATTTAAAACAACTAGTGCCCATGTAAGGAAATATCTTCATTCTATCCCAAATGGTGCTAAATTTAAGAATCATGATATACGTACATACTATGGTACAGAATCTGCATTAAGGAAGATAAAGACTATGCCTTTGCCTACTTCAATTAGTGGTTTTAAGAAAGCAAGAAAAATAGTATGTGAATTTGTAGCTAATGAATTAGGTAATACTCCAGCAGTTGCGAAGAAATCTTATATTGCTACAGAAGTATGGGATAGATGGATAAAAGAGGAGTGGGTCAGTATGATTAAAAAATCAGAGGATAATGAAGATATAATGGAAGAATTCGTCAATTCTATATACTATACATGTTTAAATGATATTGATATGGATAATGATCATTCTGATGAAGAGGATGATGAATATGATGATTATGATGAGGAATATAATGATAACGATTTAGATTATCTTAATGAAGATAATTTAGAAATTCAACAAAAGATGTAATAATATATTTAGTATGGTAAGGTGGATAGTGAGTGAGCTTGATACCATACAAAACGGAGCGAGAAAAATGGCCACCCCAATATCTAAACTTGGGAGGGGAATTGAATGACCGAGAAAAATGAACAAGAAATCGCCTTTGAGTTAGCGGTAAGAATTGCCAAAGAATCTATAGTTGAGGCAACAACTGATTCAACTGAGCAGATTGCTAAAGTAGCCTCGGCAGCAGTTGAAAGTATCAGAATCTATACATCAGCAATAACTGTAGTCCAAAACGATATTACAAACATAAAAGAAGACGTTAAAGAAATAAAGGATACTATAAAAAATGATTTCATTACAGAAACTGAATTTGATCCCGTAAAGAAAGTCGTCTATGGTCTTGTAGCTATAATTTTAGTAGCCGTGGTTGGGGCTCTGGTGGCATTGATATTAAAATAAGAGGTAGCATAGAATGGCAAAAAATAGAAGCGTGAATAAATTTTGGAAAGTAATTTCATTGATTTCTGTAATCAGTGCCCTGTTCATATTAATTATCTGTTTTGTATGGTTACTCTATCCTTATAAAACTGTTTCAATAGAAAATTTTCAAACTGATAAAGATGAATACATTTCTGGAACTGTAATAAATTACTCATTCAAAGCTACAAAATATACCTGGGCCCAATCAGTGGTAACAAGAACCTTAGTGGATACTGTTACTTATAGTATTGATTCATTTATTACTAGTATTCAAACAGGTGATTCTTGTGTAACAAGTAATCATTTGAATATTCCTACTAATGTCAATCAGGGTTTATATACTCTTCACTTAATCTATCGGTCACAAGTAAACCCAATCAGAATAATAGAATATGAAGTAATTTCTAATGAGTTCACAATAACAAATGAGGTTAAATAATATGCCTTCACATTCAGAAAAACAAAGAAAATTTATGGGTGCTGAATTAAGTAGAGAAAGAGAAGGTAAAAAGACACAAACTGGAATGAATGAAGAACAATTAAGTCATTTCGCTTCTAAACCAATAGTTAAAGAAACTCAAGAAGATAAAGATGCAGGTTGGAAAGAAACTATCAGTTTATTACAAGATAGTCCTTTTAAACATCAAACAATTGGTGAATTTAATGCTAATAAAACTGTTGTAAAATCATTATCTAGCAGAATAAATAGTCTAACTGATAAAGTAAAAACTACCCATAATAATTATCAAATGGATCAGATTAAGCATGATGAAAAAGCCAGAACAAATATTATAGCCTTAAGAAATAGATTCAGTAAAGAAACTGAAATAGATAAATCAACTGAACGACAGTTATGGGCTGCCCAAAATGATAACTTTCATCAATCAGTAGGACAACCTGAAAATAATAAATGGATACCGCATAAGCCTATTACACCTATGAAAAAACAGAAAGGAGATAAATCAATGAGTAAAATAGAAAAGAAAAAAGGTTCATTTCGTAGTCCTGATGAAGGTAGAAGCCAGCAAGAGCGTCATTCTGAAGGAAAAGATAGATCTATTGAACAACCTTCAAGTATGCGGGATATACTAGGCGGACCTTCTCCTGAAAGAAGGAAGATAATGGAAGAATATTTAAAACGTCATCCACAAGGACAGCAATTTGATGCACACGGTCATCAGCATCCTACTGGTGAAAAATGGAATAAATTAGATTGGGGTAGACCACAGTATAAATCATTAGTTAAATCTATTAATGATTTTGTAGAGAAACAAGAACAAAAGTAGGTGTAATATGGATAGTTTACTTAGTAGAATAGATTCTTTTATTATTAAATCAGATTTTAGTATTGCTCATCAACAGGCAGCAAAGAAAATATCTGATGATTACTTTAATAGATTTCGTAGAGCACCTACTACTAAAGAGATGGCTGAAGAAATGAAAAAGTTAGGTAATCCTTCAAGTATAAATAAAAGTAGAGTTGAAGATATACATGATTATCGTAAGAAATTACAAATTCATGCAAATACTTCACCAAATAAAGATAGATCAAAACTTGGTGCAGCTTGGCGTACAGAGATTAGAGAAAAAAATAAAGATAAGTCCTTAAATAAAGGAGATAAACCAAATATCCCTGGTGTAGCATGGGATTCTTTAACTCCTATACAGCAAGCTCAATTAAAAAAATTAAGACCTGAATTATTCTTTAAGAAAGGTTTACATAATCCTTTTGATAATCCTGATGAAAAAAGACGAAAACATTTCAAAGATATTAAAGATAAAGCTATTAAAGAAGAGAAAAGAAAAATAACAAAAGAACAGATAATTAAAAAATCAATAGGTAATGATGAACTTGCGCAAGGTATTGAGGTAGAAAAAGAGCATACTGATAATCTTGATATTGCTGAAAAGATTGCTCGTGATCATTTAGCAGAACGGCCTGATTATTATTCAAGATTAAAAGAGATGGAGGCATTACCAGTAAAGAAAATGGGTGAAACGTCTGGGTTTGGTAGAAAAGGTCAATCAATTGTTAGACAAAAACAAAAGTTATCACGAGAGATGCAAGAAGGTTACAAAGAATTGAGACGAAGAGATATTGAGCCAAGAGATGACCAGGATGTTGTTGAAGCTAAATATATCGTAAAACCTGTGAAAAAAGACCTCAGTCATGCGGATAAAAGAAAATTAATGGTTAAAATAAAAGAAAACGACCCCGATTTAGCAAATGGTATTAAGCAAGCAATGAGACAAAGAAAACTATCTAGTAGAATTCATAAGTTTATTGAGAAACAAGAACAAAGTTCTTGGGGCCCCAAAAATAAAATTAATCCTCAAACTGGGAAACCTTTTAAAACTAAAAGAAAAACTACAAAAATTAATGTGACACAGATACCCTGGACAGAAAAAGATAAAAAAGATTTTGAAAGACGAATTAATAAATAGGAGATTAATATGTCACTATTTAAAAAGAAAGATAAGATAGTTAAAGTAACGAAATGTGATTTATGTGGTTATGAATGTATGAGTGAAGAGAGTTTAATCCGTCATAAAGATTGGGTACATAAGGATAACAAATAATGGAAGATTATACACCACATATTAATAAATGGAAAGAAAATGCAAGAGATTATCGAGGTAATCAGGCTGTAAAAAGACTAGAAGCTCACGCTAAATCTGGTAACATGTCAAATGAAGTACAACATATCAAGAATGATAAAGGTGATTTAGAAGGCTTCATAGGTTACGCTCATGATAAAAGTGGGCAGGGCACTATCAATGAAATGGGTGTAGCACCTTGGGCTCAAGGTAAAGGTCATGGCAGTAAACTACTTACTGATGCTGTTAATGATATGAAAACAAGAGGCATGAAAGAAGTAACAGTCCATGCTGATGGAGATGCAGGCTCATTCTACAGAAAACATGGCTTTAAAAGAGTACAAGGAAGAATACATTCACTAGATTTATCAAAATCTGATGAACTAGAAAAGATGGGTAAACAATACTTTGATGTAGAACTATCTAATGGAGAACATATAAAGGTACAAGCATATGATGGTGGAGATGCAAAACGACAGGCAGAACAAAAGATTAAAGATAAAGATCTCAATGTAGATAAAGTAACATTTGCTAAATCTATAGATTCTGACATAGAAAAACGGTTCGTTAATGCAGCTCAAACACCTGAAGAACGAAGAGCAAAGTATAAAATAGCTCAAGAATTAGGTCATGATACAAAGGCTGCTAGAGTCTTTAGGGATAGAGAATTCCCAAAGATGTATAGAGATAAGGGCCTTATTGCCCCTACGGGTCCTGAAAAGGATGCTTTAATGGCTACATATGGTTATGTAAATCCTAAACCTCGAAAAACTACAGATAAACCAAGGCAACCTGTCTATGGATATAAAGTAGAAAAGGATATAGAATCTATAAAGGAAGAGGCGGAACCTCAAACAGCAAAAACAGAATTGCAGAAGAAGATAATAGGTGATGTAAAATACTTAGAGAAGAAATCATTACTAAATAACATTCAGTCTTCAATTAATGGCTTAGAAAAATCTGATGTTTTAATACAAAAACAGATTAAAGTATACTTAAAAGGTAACGAAATGCCTCCTGGAGATGAAGAGGTAATGCAAGGTGATAAAGGTGGTAGATACTATGTAGCAAGAGGTAGTGAAGGTGGTACAGGTCCTCAAATGGAAGAAAAAGATGGAGAACAAAACGAAGATGAACAAGATAATACTCAAGAAAATAATCCTCAGCAACAAATACCACCACAACCTGTTGAAGAAAAAGAACCAGAAATAATACCAATAAAAGAAACACAAGAAACAAGGTTACAGAGAGAAGGATACGCATTATTAAAAACCCCTGTAGAATCGAAGTGGGCTGATAAGAAAACCAAAGAAGAACATAATACAGATAGTATAAAAGATAAACAAACGAATACAACAGATAGTATACCAAGAAAACCTAATAAAGAGTCATTAACAAAGTTAATTAAAGATATAAATAAAATGATTAAAAGTAATGATGAAGTAAAAACTATTGATACATTCTTGGAGTATTATAAACAAATCTGTACAATAGGTTCTGAACTTCCTGATGAAAGATTATATACAGCTTATAACTTAGCGAAAGAAGTTAATATAATCAAAGGATTCGGAATAGAACTAAAAGGTATAGATAATATAGAAAGGGTTATTGGAATAGATTCGGTAGCACATCAATTACATCAATTATCTAAGCGTTCGGCTTCATTAAACAAAGGCCTGCTTTACCCTGTCCTCGATTCGCTCGCCGAAATATCAAAGGATTTAGGAGAATTAAATCGTGATGATAGACTACTGTTCTTAACGAAGAAAGCCGACAATCAGATTAATCTTTTAAATAATACTACAATCCTTAGGAAAAGCGTAACCTTCGATTCTGGTAAGTCATACTGGAACTTAGCGAAGAAAGCGATTAAAGATGGAGTAGAATCGTTAGAAGATGATGAGTTAGTATTATTGAGAGAGTGGATTTACGCTAGAATCTAATTATTCTTTACATAATATTTTGTACATCAATTGTAAAGTAAACCCCATTTTTGGAGTTGAATTCAAATAAAGTTCTTTTGTTACGTACTAAGATCAGTTTAGAAAATTATTGAAGAACAAAATAATAGTCTAACTCTTAATTGAGTTAGACTATTATCGTTTCTGTATTATTCTATTAGTTTATATTATCTTACTTCGCATTCAGTGATGGTCTACCTATTGCGGCGTATTCCTTCTTCCGTAGACCGAGAGGCTGTACATGACCGGAGTTAAGACGATACTTCTTATCTCCAATCTTCACTGTAACACAGATTGAATGAGGTCCAAGAACCTCTCTCTTCAAGAACGTTCCTTTTTCTCCCTCATGCCTACCATGTACGACCTTAACTTGTTCACCTTTCTTTACTTGACCTGCTTTCATTTAGACTCCTTTTTTATTTTTTTTATATATCCTCAAATCAATTAGAATAAACTAATTGATTAGTCACCAATTGTAAAGTAATGACCCTTTCGAA